GCCCTTATATATCAGTAGGGTTGCAAGAACAGTCTAACCGTTGGACTGCGTGGACGTATTGAGGCGTCACCCTTTCAATCTGATTCTGAAGTACATCAAAATCTTTTCTTTGCGTTTTCGCTCTTCCCTCAGTTTGCGATAACACCATGCTTGATATAAAGTCATAGCACTCTCCCCTTTTAAGGTTAAGTGCGTTCCTTCGCATTATGCTACTTCCGTCCCAAAGGGATGAACGAGAATAAGGTGAGGATGTTTCTGTTTACAAGTACACCCTCAAAACTCAGTGCGATTAGGCCGCTAAGGCGTAATCCACAGGAACATAATTGTCGTTTGCAATTATAGTTTTTGACCATTTACGGAGTCACCCGACAATTCTAAACTTTCCTATCCCTACCTGTCGAACCTAGTTCGCCCCCATCATAAACACTCGTTGTTCCCGATAGATACTTTGGAATCTTAGCGTCTGCTTTACGATTTCTTTCTTCAAAATAGTCTCTTGTTATAACAACAAGTTTTAGATTAAGTAACCATTTAAACATTCACTTCTCCAAGTGTTTATGGTGGAGGCGATGGGTACTGCCCCCATGTCCAGATTAGTATTCAGTCTGCGTCAACCAAATTGTAATATATTTATACCACATTGCCTTTTGAATGTCAAGAGGCAATTGAACCTACTGGTTTACAAATGTATTCTACAGAATCCCAACTTCCATCAGATGGTAATTCTGAATGTAAAACTAAATGTTCTTCACATAAACTTCTGTTTTCAAACCACTGCACATCCTGTTCGATACATGTTGAACCAGAACATACTGTTAGAAACAAGTGCCAAATGATTGGAATGATATCTGTCATGTACTTGTACCTTTTGTTAACAGTTCGATGTGTCCTTCACCTCTTCCAATAATACAAGCGATGTTAGAACCTTTTGGAAATTCCAATAAAGTCCACGTTCCAGTTTCTTCATTTGTAGCAATAACCCATTTACTTGGCACCAATCTTGGTACTTCGCCAGGCAATACAAACATTCCATCTAAAACTATAGTTGGAAATTCTCCTCTGGATGCTGCAATTTGCATTACCTCTTCTGGCAATGCACAGATAGTCGGTTTCTCTGTCCAGTAGGGTGCAGTTAGAGCTGCAGTACTAAACAGTAGCGCTGGTACGACTGACAGCATCATTAGTAGTTTTTTCATTTTCTTTAACCCATTCTTCTGTAAACTGGTCGATTGTGTCAACCAAGTCTTGAAGATAGTCATTCTTGTCCTTTACAAATTCTTGAACAAGTCCATCTTCTGTCACAACAAGAATAACGATTTGATTAATCTCAATCCCTGTTCTTTCTTGAAACATCTCTGCGTAAGCAGATGCTTGCATGTAGTATTCAAAGTTGTAATCATCTTTACGTTCAGAACGACTAGTTTTAAAGTCAATGATAGATGGAACACCGTTCCATTCTGCAATACAGTCTACTCTTCCAGCAACACGATACTTCTCACTCCATAATCCACACTCTTGTGCGTAAATATTATTTATTGATTTTTCTAGAGTCGGTTTTAGTTGTGAGAACAAACACCAAGGTAGAAATGCAACATCTTCCTTTACAACTTCTTTGTTGTTTAGGAAGTCCTCACACATATGGTGAACAGCAGTTCCACGAGATGCAGCAGTTCGCATGATATGATTAGCAACATCCTCACCCACACGATTACGCCATGCTTGGAGTCCTGCTTTCTTTTCTTTACGAACACCCAACACTGTTGTAATTGATGGGTATGTACCAGTTGGTGTTAAGTAGAACCGTTTTCGATTCACATTTGTAGTCCCTACTTCTGGGATATCTACAGCATTATGTATAAACATATTATTTCCTCATTATTAATCTTATAGCGTAGTATACACTATATTCACATCAAAGTAAAGAGATTTATTTACCTTGGCCTCGATACTTTTTATAACTACGTCTTTTTGATTTGTTCATCGTAGACGTAATCGGTTTTCTGCCTAGGGAAGTTCCTTTGGAAGTCCCTTCGTGAGCAGATGTACTTCCATACATTGATTTTGCCATTATTCAACTCCTAATCGGATTTTGTTGATTAGATACTCCTTCACAAAACCAGAACGCACAATGTCACCGATTGTAAATTCGATATTATCGAACTGTTCCATTGCATCTAGGATTTTCATAAAGTTAACCATTCCTGCTTTGTCACTTGATTTCAACAAGTCTGTCTGAAAGAAATCGCCACAGAAAATAATTTTTGAATCTTGTCCAACACGAGTAATGATTGTATCCAATTCGTGGAATGTCAAGTTCTGACATTCATCCACAATAATAACTGCATTGTCTAATGTGATACCCCTAAGAAAAGAAGTAGTCAAAAACATTAATGAACCTTGATTTTTAAGTCTATCATACAATCCAGAAAATGCAGCTGCATTCGGTTGTTCAAACATAAACTTAACCATGTTCTGATATGGTACTTGGAATAGTGCTGTCTTATCTTCCTCATCGCCTGGCAAGAAACCAATCTCACGAGTTGGAACTGCACTACGAACCATGTACACTGTATCGTATGGTGTTTCATTTCTTAGAACATCTTGTAGTCCATTGTATAATGAAACAAATGTTTTACCTGTTCCAGCCGCACCATAAAGGAATAAATTCTTTCCTGCTTTATACGACTCAAACGCCTTCTTTTGATTGTCCGTGATTGGTTTAATTGAAACCATCTGGTCAATTCTAATGTCTTTCACTTTAGCCATTAATTGTTACTCCACTTGTGTCGATGTTTAGCCAACACCGCATCTGTTTTAATTTGTTTTGCAGACTTCTTACCATACCGTTGTCCTAATTGACTATCGGGATGTGCCTCTGCCCCTTTTGCAAGAACCTCTTTCCAACCAGCATCAGTCTTTGCGTCAATGTTATCACCTACCGCACCAGCGATAGAAAACATTGAAGGCATCTGCTTAATGTGTGGGTTCTTTTTTAAGAGTTCTTCTCTTTTTGAATTTGATAAAAAGTCATCAAACTCTTCACCTGTTTTTGTATTTCTAAATGTAAATGTTGGCATTATTTCTCACGTTTTTTATCTTCAATGGATTTTTCTAACCATTTCCATTCTCGTTCTTCTTCTGGTGACATCACACTGGTATCAGTCCAAACACCGTCTTTATTTGGTTTCCAGTATTTTGATTTGTCCATTGATACTGCAAGACAATCTGCTTGTATGGTTTCAATCAATGTATCAATGTCTGGCCTAGATGCTTTAGGTGAACCATACTTCATCTCTCTAAGTTTATCAGACATTCTTTTAATACTATCAATCTTGTCACAAAAATCACTTATCTTATGTAGCACTATTTATCTCCATCCAAGATGGCATGCCCCTCTTCTTCCACGATGCCAAATGTTGTTTATATTTTATATAGTAATCCCTATAGGCAGTGATTGACGATTCGTTCTTTACATCGTCTGGCATTGCTTGTAAGGGTTCTGTGAATACACCCTCAGGCATATTCTCTGGTGGACTGAATAACGCCCACTTTAGTTTACGATAACTCTCATGGTAGACATCCTTATCATACCTGTACATAAATTCTGTATTCAGTTCTGTCCACAACTCATACAACCATCTGTAGTTTTTCTTGGATTGTCTTACCCAAATAGCACTAGGGTGATTGACATGACAAGATTTGTACAAAGTATGGTCTAGTTGTGGGTCTGGATGGTCGTAAGTAGTAAGCAAACGATTCTTTTTACTCAATCGTTTTACTTGTTTACCATCACATACACGATGTGCAGTAGACATGAGTTGAGCATATTCGATACACATCTTACTTGCATGGGAATCTACATGCATCATTGCACTTGTCTTTGCATCTTCATCTAGATAAAATATATTCACCTTTTCTCCCATCTGTAAAATATGTGGTCTTCGATTTCCACTGTTTTAGTTTTAGTCTTTGCCCAAGACGGTGATACATAATCTGCATGATAATGTGTTGCACCATCTGTTATATCTAATAGGGTTATTCTACCAGAAACTAGTCCAGTTGTAAAGACATAAATTGAA